CAATTGAGGAATATATAATTTGTAAAATTCCATTTTTCTTTCATCAGACATTACACCATCTGTATCATTAAACATTGCATTTAAAATACCCATCTCTTCAGATTGACCTGGTTGTACTGTTACTTTTAATTTATCTACTAAAAATTCTTTTGGCTTTTCTTCAACACCTTCTACTGCTGCAGGTATACCACCAAATTCAAATCCTACTCTACCACCAGCTCTATATCCTGCTGCTTCGATCGCGTCTAAAATTTCTTGTTCTGTAAAGCCGTAAGCTTCCATAGATTGTCTAATAGCAAATGCTCTGTTTGAATTTTCTTCATCCATTCCCGCTTCATAGTCAGCTTGTTCTCTTTCATAATCTTTCATAGCTCTTCTGTTTTCAGCTACTGCTAAATCTGTCATACCTTGACCTACTGGTACTAATGCTGCTTTTAATCCTTCTTTACTAAATAGATTGTTTTGTAAAGTATCACTAACACCTGTTAAATAATTTGAAGTACCTTCTAATGCACCTAAACCGCTTTTAGCAAATCCTGGTTCCATACCAAGTGCTTTGTTTTTAAAAAAGTCTCCTGCACTTTGAGTTCCAGTACTAGCTAAACTATCTCCACCCATATATTGAGAATAACTTTTTCCTGTGTCACCAATTGTTCTTCCGCCTGCACTTCCTGGAGTAGACAACGCACCGGTAGCCGCGGCCATTAATGTAGATAAACCAGAAAAGTCTCCATCACTTCCTTCTTGAGCTAATTGAGATCCGAGGTTTAAACCACCAGATATTAAAGCTCTAGAGAACATAGTATTACCACCCAAACTCATTAGTCCTGGAGCCATAAATGGTGCGGCTGCAGCTAAAAATGGTAATGCTGGTTTGATTTCATTCGGTACTATCTTGTCTAGTACTCTTGAAATAGGTCTAGTTATCTTTTTTAAAAATCCCATAGTTTCTCTTTATAATGCTTGTTGATAGCAAGTTCGCAAAGCTTGTAAATAGGCGAGTGTATCACAATTTACAGGCTTTTTGACCATTCGTCAATCGCTGATATTAAAGCCAGCACCAATTTTTATCTCTTCTACAGTCACATTTACATCTCTTCTTATATGTTCTGCTTTAGTAGCTGTATTGGAGTCCTGAACGTCTGCCAAAGCTTCTGCATCTGACATATATTCTTGACCTGTTTCTGTGTTAGTTAATGTTACTTCTGTTTTAGGTGTAATTACTGGTACTCTTTGACCATTAATTGTTTCATACCTAACTGAAGCTTCTGTTTCTACAAACGGCATTATCTGTCCTCCCTGTTGATTTCTAATATTGATGCTACAACGTGCAATCTATTTGCATCTGCAGCGGTTACTTGTAATACTTCACTTTCTTGCATAATCAAAGGCTCATTTAATAATTGTTCTGTAGCATTACCTGCTATAGCTTTATTTTGAAATATAGTAAATTTGTTAGCTGATGCTGGATCTCCATCAAATAAGTCAACTGTAATATCACTACCATTATTTGTATCATCACAAACTAATATAGATTTTACAATAGCTCTAGAGTTAGATGCTACAGTATATAAAGTTGTAACTGTGTTAGTTGTTAAATCTAATTTTTGGTTTTTATATATATTTGCCATTTATCCTAATCCGAACCACGTATATCTTTCCGAGTCCTCTTTAAGTTGTGTTAAGTATGTAGAGTTTAATTGTTCAATGATTGTAGTTAACGCTCTGTTAATTTGTCTTTGATTATCTTCACTATATTCTTTTTTAGGTTCAGGTAATCTTACTACAACTTTAGTCATTAGCCTCTCCTTCCATCTGGTTGTATGTCAACTTGAAACGTACCAAATCTCCAAGACTCACCTACACCAGTATTTTCTATCTTTATATTTGCATATCTTCCTCTTGCTCTTGTGTCAACCTTTAAGGTACTAGAATTTATTATAAAAGGACTTAATGCAGTTTCTATATCATCTTGTGATGGAAAATCTTTTATAGATAATGTTACTTGGTTATTACCAGTTAATACTTTGAAGTTAGGTAAAAATCTTCTCATCGCTAAAAATACTTCTGCTTGATCTGCTTGTAATGAAAAACTAAATGATTGAATAAAAGAAGTAAGCGCGGTTACACTACCATCTGGATTTACTTGATCGGTCCCCGTTTCGTGTTCGAACAATACGCTTTGACCTAATCCTGTTTCACCTTGTACAACAGGAAAAGTTCCTGTGTTGGAACTATTAAAAGCAGTAGCATAAGGTCTTGGATATACTAATGAATCAATCCAAGTTGTTCTAATAGAATTAGTGTTAACGCCGGTATACCAATTACCCATAGGTAATCTTGCATTGTTTTGACCGTAGTTAAACACTACATATCTATTATTAAATTCTGATCCTGATGTTGGGTACCACCAAGTAACTTCTGTAAATAGGTTATTGATACCTGCGTTTACTTGTTGACCTTTTGTAGTATCAACATCGTCGTAAACATAATCTTCAACACTACAAGGTAAAGTATTAACAGTACCATCAAAAGAGAAGAAACCATTATTACCCATCCAGTAAGCAACACCATCAATTTCAATTGCTGCGTTCTTACCAATCAATCCACAGTTTGTACCAACTTGTTCAAAGCCAAATGTAAAAGGAGCTCCAACAAACTTCATTGTGTATAGTGCATTATCTGTCCATACTAGAATGTTTTCTTTTGCAACCAATGCTCCAACAATTTTTGTACCATCTTGTATTCTTTGTGTACCTGCTGTGTTAGTTGCTTCTGGAACATATGCATTTATATTTTCATCTTCAGAAAATCTTATAAACATATCATCTTGTGTAGTAGGATTACCAATAGTTGTTTCAGTTCCAAAATGAATTAAGTGACGTGTGGTTGGTGAAATTAAAGTTGCTCTTGTTGCTGTAGGATTATTTGTAGTTTGAAATCCTGATGTAGTTGTAGAAGCACGTGTAGATAATCTTGCTGCAATAGAAGAATCCCAAGTAAATGTTTTACCATTTCCAATAGTTGCAACTAATACATCACCAAAATTACTTAAGGACCAAAGTCCTGGTTCAAGAGTAATAGTACCTGCATCAACTGCATCTCCCCATCCTGTAAATTCTGTAGCGTTTGTAACTGTAGCACCAGTACTATGTATTGCTGAAGACGTTCCTTTTTGTGCTCTAGAAATACCTGTTAGTTCTGCGCCTGCTACACCTGTATAAGTTATTAATTCACTACCTACTGCAATCGTTCCACCACTTGAAGGAAAACCTGTAGTAGATGCTAATCTAATTTGTGTAGCTGAACCATTGTTACCATTAGTATCCGCGGCCAACCCACCGTCTAAAGTTGATTGAGCAGCACCTGTAATTGTACCACCATAATTACCAACACCATAACCATAGCCATAGGATTGTGCTGCAGGACCCACTACTTCAAAAGGATTAATTGTAACAGATCCACCTGAAGAAGCTGAACCAGCTGTTGCTGCTTGAATTGTTAAAGTTGTAGAGGTAGGTACAGATAAAACTTGAAAGTTAGTATCATCAAAAGTAGCTGTAGTTACTCCTGTTGTACCTCCTGGTAAAGTTGTTCCTGTTAAACGAATAATATCTCCGACACTTATATTGTGTGCTGCAGAAGTTGTTAAAGTTACTGATGTCGTTCCATTAAAAGTAAAAGTTGCACCAGAAATTGCTGTTGCAAGTGGACTAATATCAAAAAATTGTCCTTCAAAATATATAATTAAAAATTTGTCTGTACCAATGGCTACATATCTATTACCATCTTGGTCAACGAATGCGTGTTGTTTTCTAGCTATTCCTACTAAAGTATCTGTAAGTAATGACTGCCAACCACCAACTTTTTCTGGTAGTCCATATCTAAATCTTACATTATCTGAATCAACCCAACGACCTTCTGCTCCAACTGCTGTATCTTGTTTGTCGATTCCAGGAGCAAACTTAATTTTCGTAAGCATTAATTACTCCTATGCTGTGTTAGTTTTTAACTGCCAGCCTTTATTCGCTCCAGTATAAAATAATGTGACTGATTGATTGTTAGTAGTTAAATCTATTGAAGAAGCTGTTCCTTGAATTTTTTCTGATCCATTTGGTGCTACAACACATTTATTAGTTGCAAAACCATTTGATGCTGACACATCCATAATAATTATTTCATCACCGACTGCTCCTGCAGGTAAAGTAATTGTTACAATATTTGAAACTGTATCTACACCTATTTGATCACCTGGAACTGCTGTGTATGTAGTTTTACTTGCAGCTGTTACTGTTGTAAATCCTTTATTCATCATTCCAAGATTAGTTGCAGGTGTACCTCCTACTGAATAAACTAACATTGTTGAACCTTCAGGAACGGGTACATAAGTTGATGCACTTTGTCCTGTAGTAAATAATGAAACTGTCCAACTATCTCCAGCTCCTCCTCTAGTTGTTCCGTCTTC